ACAAGTTCTTCAAAGGCATAGCCCTTCTTGTTCTTCAGACCGAGGCGGTCAAGTCTGGATTCGTGACCTGTCCAATGGATAAGTTCATGTATCTTTGTGCTGTAATATGCAAGACCGTCAATAAAGTCAGACCACGGTGGCATGTTGACTTCATCTGTTGCTGGACGGTAGCAAGGTGTGCATCCATCAACCTCAACAACTTTCGCCGGTATATCAGCAAGTTGTTTGTCGATAGACGCGACAGGTTTATCTGCATTGATATACAGTTCTTGCTTTGGATAGTAATGCGATGGCAGGCCAGTTATTTGAGATGCATTGAAGACAGAGTATGCTTTGGCATACGAGTAGAACTTGTCTTCCTTGTCTTTGTCTTTGGCTGTGCCAAAGTGAAAGACTTTGGTTGGTGACTTCTGACCTTTCTTGACTTGACCACCAAGCTGTTGTGCTTGGTTGTAAGTCATCCAGTATGGATTGTCGTAGTCACACATCCATAACATGATGATGTTCATGCCTCGATATGGTACACCATTGTGGCGTAGTGGTAGACCGCCACCCATCTTGTTGTATGGGCGCAACCATGGTGGGCATCCATCTTCAATCTTTTTGATTATCTGTTGTGTAATATCTGCGTACATATTGACCTCCATGTACAAGACTAATACAACTACTGCATAAGTGCAACAGTTATATTCATTAAGCTGGCATTATGCCAGTGTTTGCAATACGCCAACTGATAGCTGGGTATTTTCGCTCGAGCTGCTTTTGTTTCGCTCTACAAATACACCACTTGCTGTACTCGTTATAAGTAAACCAAAAACTGCCATCATAGAACTGTAACAGGTACATACGCTGCTCCCTTGTGTTTCCCCATAGTCATAAGCACAAAAAAAAGGGACAGCCTGATCGACTGTCCCTTTCTGATACTTAGGCTGACTTGGCTAAGATTTTGTCAATCTGTTCTAGCTCGGACTGACTTGCAGACGCGTTGGAGCCAGACTTTCTTGGCGGATTCCATGTTTCGCCTGTCAATTTCTTATAGACCGCACGATCATTCTTGTGCGTATCTTCAAGCTCTGCCAATTCTTCTTCCATGCTTTTGAAGATATCGAGCTTCTTGGAAAGTTTTACACCTACGATAGTGCCTTTCCCTTCAGTGGCTTCATCGTCCAGCAGTTGCTGTCTGAGACTTGCCATGTCTGCTTTGACATCTAGCATAAGACCATGTTTGTATTCGATAGAATTATTGCTAGTGTAGCACGCATCACGCGCTTTGTTGATTCTGTTATATTCCCCTGAATGGTAGCATGCTACAGCCATCTTCAAAGTGTATAAATCGTACTCTTTTATCAGTGTTTCAATTTGCTTAGACATTTCAAACTCCTTGTTTTGCCTAGATTTAAGATACGTTCTGTAGCCAGAACAAGACTAGGCCTGCCACCATCCCGCAATGCTGTCCAGCAAAGCTGCGCGTCTTCTCGAACTGGCATCGGCGAACAGCCGTCAATCAAACAGCTCCCCCTGTCCGCACAACCACAAACCAGCTACGCACAACCTACCAGTACAGGGGGAACAAGCCAGACGGAAGTTGCTGGATGGCAGGGCGGGATTGTGGCAGCCTTACGTCGCTGTCTGGGTACAGGTTGTGTCTTGAATCTAGCCTTGCAAAACATGGAGTTTGTCCCAAATGTCTTAGCAAATTGATGCGCTGGTGAAAGAGTCCTCACGATTTATGCCACTTTGAAGTGGCTCCTTTTGTAGCGTGCTTCCATTTTCAGTTTACTGCAGGGGAATATAGGACAGAATCCAAAGCGCGTGTGCGTACTCCGCTACACTTGCACATGAATTCTGTCGGATACAAACTGGATCGTTGCTGTCAAAGCGGACATGCTATGTCGAAGCTGCCAACTGCTGGCGATGCCCAGCCACTGAAGACGAAAGCACTGTCGTAGGTCATTGTAAAACTCCAAGAAGTGAGATAAAGCATGGTAGAAAATTGACCAGAGCTTACGCACGAGAATGAACGTCCTAGCGGTCTATTGACAGGCTAAACTGGTATCCGCCTCTGGCTCCGGCGCGGCTGCTCTATGTCAGTCCCTAGAACAGTGACAAAATCTGCCGCCTTACGTCAGCCATCAGAAAGGGACTGACACGAGCAGGCTGGCGCTTTGCCTTTGTGCGTTGACAAGCAAAATAGCCCCATCCATATTGGGGGGGAACACAAGGGGGGGTAAGAATAGGTAGTATCAATGAACGACATAGCGAAAGTGCGTCCAGTAACCACCAAGCAAGCGGCCTTAGTTGATGCGCTTGTAGCAAATGGATGCAGTATCACAGAGGCCGCTCGTTTGGCTGGTTACGCAGACGGCGAAAGCGGAAGAGTGACAGCGAGCAAGGCTTTGCGCCTGCCGCATGTGCAGATGTACATGATGGAAAGAATAGGCGAGACGCTCGGGCTGAATGCTACGGTTGCTAGCGCAAAGCTAGTACAGTTGGCAAAGGGGGCCAAGTCAGAGTACGTGCAGTTGGAAGCTAGCAAAGACATCCTAGACCGCGCAGGCTACAAGGCCCCCGACCGCCAACTGACTATGCGAGCAGGCGACATCAGCGTTGCGATAGACTTATCGTAACGCCACGAAGATGGTCTTGCTCTTCGGGAGCAAGGCTATCTTTGTGCAGGCATGCGCTTACGCTTGCCTGCGTGTCGCATTGTACGGATAGGCGAAAGACGGTCAGGCCAAGTCGGCAGGCGTGTGCAACGAGCTTGGCTTTCATGCCAAGCGGTTGCTCGCCCTGCCCTACGCGCATTACTGCGCGTTTGGCCTGACGGTACAGGTCACCAGCGACATGGGGGTCAAAAAGTCGTACGTGTAGCCCTCGACACGACCTATTGACACATTATAGCCGCAAAGGTACTGTAGCACTAATGCAACAAGGAGGTAAGTATGATTGATTGGATATTTTGGACAGGTGTTGAGTTGCTAAAAGATGGTGCGCAAATGTTGGGCATGACGTATCAGGAAATTAATGTTTGGCTCTTTATTGTTGCTCATCCGCTCATAACACTGCTGTTTATATTTTTATGGTTAAGGGCGCAGTTTGTGCGTTGAATAAATCAACACAGCATCTGCATATTGCAGTATGGTATACAGACCCACACCTACATTAGACGAGATTGCACGAGACTTGCCGCAACATGGCAATTTCTACATCCGTGGTGTATTTAACTCGTTGCTGCCACAATTCTTAAATCCATTTTCTGACAAAATAACAGAAACAGAAGTGTCTGGCGAAATGCTAGAAGCATTGCGTGCTGTTGCTAATCATTATGGCAATGACCTTAAAAATGGTGAGGTTATGCAAATTGATTACAAAATGGTGCAAGATTTTTTTAAAGAAAAAACTATCTTTGAAGATTTTGCTATTGAAAGCATAGGTGATCAAATGCGCACATCTTTTGGCGCATTTGCTTTATCAAAAGTTGATGGGCAGTTTATTGTAAATGATGCCTATGACTTTGAAGATTATGTTGGGCAGAACATACGAGAAACAGAAAAGCGTGTGCCTGTATTCCGTGATTATAGACAAGCTGCAATAGAAGCTGGTCAGTCTGAAGGAGTTTATGGTGCGGCTCGTGTTATGGGCGGTTTCTTTATGCCAGAGAATCCTGATCGTACAAGTAGTGCAGATGCTTTAATGGTGGATATTAAAATACCAAAAGAGCCACAGGTTACAGAAAGTGAGTATGATGTAGAGCCGCCAGAAGGTGCGCAAAATTTTGTGTTTCGTGGCCCAATGACAAAGAAACGGTGGAGTATTTTTTCTGGTATTATAAACCCAGCAGGTGCTGCGGAAGACGATTCTGTTCCTATGCCAGCACCACGCCCACCAAAAATGGTTGATGTTGAAGCACCATTGTCACGCCCAACAACAGTACAAATACAAGAATCACAAGGAGATTTTGCATTTGAAGGGCCAGCAGCATAATGGCAAAGTCACCAGCATGGACACGCAAGGCAGGTCAAAATCCCAAAGGCGGATTGAATGCAAAGGGCAGGGCATCGTACAGAACGAAGTCTGGCAAGAAGGGCAATCTAAAAGCACCAGTGAAGGGCGCGGCGAACACACCAGAGAAGCTAAGAAGGAAGGGTTCTTTCCTTGTACGCATGGGTTCAGCAAAAGGGCCATTGAAAGACGAGAAAGGCAGACCGACACGTTTGAAGCTATCACTGGTCGCATGGGGTCACTCTGGTGACAAGGCATCTGCGGTAGCCAAAGGTCGCCGTTTATTAGCTAGGTATCAAGCTGCAAAGAAGAGGAAGAAAAAGAAATGAAACAAGCTCCTAAAAAACCACAGGGTAAGGGTCTAGCGTTTACAAAAGAAAACTCTGTAAAAACGCCAAAGTCATTATTGAAAAAAGCTGGCTGGGGCGACGGTAAAAGTTTTAATACAGAGCTTGCTTTGGAAATTGTCCCTCGTAGATTTCCAAATGCTTGGGAGCGTGCTGACAATCAAGGTAAAAGAAGAATGTTGCGTAGATACAAAAATTGGATGGAAGGTGAATTAAGAAGAAGTATTATGAGAGGCACAGAGGAATAATGATGAAAAAGAAAGCAGCTAAAAAATCAATGCTTACAGCAAAACAAAAGACATTGCCAAAAGCATTGCAAGCAAAAATTATGAAAGCAAAAATGAAAGGAAAGTAAAATGCCACAGGTCGGTAATAAAAAGTTCCCATACACAGCCAAGGGCAAAGCCGCAGCTAAGAAAGCTGCTGCTAAGAAAAAGATGCCAGCAAAGCGCAAGCCTGCTTCTGGCAACTATTCTCGCGGCTATTAATGTTTTATGCATCTCTTCTAATTTGTTGGGCTGGTTTTGGTGGGCAACAATGTCTGGTTGCCCAAGACACAGAAGGGCCATACATTAAAGAAGAGCAATGTTTGAATAGGTTAAAGGAAATGGAATTTACTATTTATCAAAAGTTTCCTTTTACTAGAGTAACAGCAAAAGATTGCATACAACAGAAGGAAGGTAAGGTATAATGGCTGTCAACGCTGCTGGTAATTACACCAAACCTGCAATGCGAAAAGCATTGTTTAATCGTATAAAGGCTGGTGGCAAAGGCGGCAGACCGGGCCAATGGTCGGCGCGGAAAGCCCAGATGTTAGCAAAAGCCTACAAAGCAAAGGGAGGCGGATATAGAAACTAATGTTAGCAGAGCTTGTGGCAATAAACAGTGCGTTTGCCGTCATAAAGAAGACGATTGCAAACGGCAAAGAACTTGCCTCGGCAGGGAAAGCGATTGCGGATTTTGCCTTTGCGAAGGAAGACCTGCAATCCAAAGCAAGCAAAAAGCGTAATAGTACATTTGGAAATGATCTTGAAGAGTTTATGGCTCTTGAAGAAGTCAAAAGAAAAGAGGCTGAACTCAAAAGCATTATGTATCTTTACGGACGTTATGGGCTGTGGGAAGATTGGGTTAAGTTTCAAGCAGATGCTAGGGCTAAAAGACAAAGACAGATAAAAGAGGCGCGACTAAAAAGAGAGAAGATGATTGAAGTTATCGGCATTGTTTCTTTATCTCTTGCTATTTTGTTTATGTTTGCTGGCTTTTTTTATATTGTAGCGAGAAAGAAACTATGGCTTTAAGACCGTCACAGGCTTCTTTACGGAAGTGGACAAAACAAAAATGGAGAACTAAAAGTGGCAAGCCATCCACACAAGGGCCAAAAGCCACAGGCGAGCGTTATCTACCATCAGCCGCAATCAAGGCGTTATCGTCGCAAGAATATGCAGCGTCCACTGCTGCTAAAAGAAGAGCAACTCGTGCTGGTAAGCAGTTCTCCAAACAGCCTAAAAAGATATCAGATAAAACCAAAAGATACAGATGAGCTTTCTACACACACTAAAGCGTGAAGAACGTGATATGTTGCGCCAGATTGTTAAGAAGGTGCATCTTGCTTACCATCCTAAACAGTTCCAGACTGACAGAGAGGCAGACAAAGTTATTGCTGTTATCGGGCCAGAAGTTGTGGAGCGCATGATTAAGTTTGGTAAGGATCACAAGATTGACCAAATTTAACTACAAGCCTGATGGTGAAGTTCTTAAATCTTTTATGAAAGACGATTCGTTCTTTCGCGCATTGCGTGGCCCTGTTGGGTCAGGCAAGTCTGTGTGCTGCTGTGTTGAATTATTTAGGCGTGCTATCCAACAGGAAAAGGGTATGGATGGCATGCGTAAATCACGTTGGGCTGTCATCAGAAATACAAATCCACAGCTTAAAACTACCACAATTAAAACTTGGTTGGATTGGTTTCCAGAAGAAGACTGGGGCAAATTCCATTGGTCTGTGCCATACACACATCACATCAAACGAGCAGACCTAGACCTTGAAGTTATCTTCCTCGCTCTCGACAGACCAGAAGATGTCAAGAAACTCCTCTCCCTAGAATTGACAGGTATCTGGATCAACGAGGCGAGGGAGATACCCAAATCTATTATTGATGCATGCTCTATGCGTGTTGGTCGTTTCCCTTCAATGAAAGATGGTGGATGTACATGGACAGGAGTAATAGCCGACACAAATGCACCAGAAGAAGATCATTGGTGGCCCATAATGTCAGGCGAAGTTCCAATCCCAGATCACATTCCCAAAGAAGAAGCGAAGATGTTAGTCAAGCCAGACAACTGGAATTTTTACACACAACCAGCAGGTATGCTGGAAACAAAGGACGAAGAAGGGATCATCACAGGTTACGTTCTAAACAAGAACGCAGAAAACGCAAAGAATATGAGAGCCGACTACTATCCGAACATTGTACAAGGGAAGACGAAGAGTTGGATAGATGTATATGTGATGAATCGCCTTGGGAGTATAAAAGATGGTAAACCCGTTTATGCCAATTTTGCAGCAGATGTCCACGTTGCCAAAGAAGAAATACCTGTTGCCGCAGGATTACCTGTTTATATTGGTCTTGATTTTGGCCTTACTCCTGCTGGGGTAGTTGCACAAAAGGTGCGTGGACGTTGGCTAATACTACAAGAGATAGTAGCGTTTGATATGGGTATTGTTAAGTTTACTGAAGTGCTACGGCAAGAGTTGTCTACAAAGTATGCAACTAACGAAGCTATTATCTTTGGTGACCCAGCAGGTGACTTCCGCGCCCAAACTGATGAATCGACACCATTCCAAATATTGCGTGGTGCAGGTTTGAATGCAAGGCCAGCACCATCAAACGATGTTGCTCTTAGAATTGAATCTGTAAACTCTGCACTTAATCGCATGGTTGATGGCAGCTCAGGCTTATTAGTTGACTTTCGGTGTCGCAATATAATCAAAGGCTTTGAAGGTGGCTATCAATATAGGCGGCTGCAAGTATCTGGCGAGCGTTATATGGACAAACCAGATAAAAATCATTTCTCACATATACATGATGCTTTGCAGTATTTAATGCTTGGTTCTGGCGAAGGGCGTGCAATCTTGACGAACATGCAGCATGCGCCTAAACCTTTTCAAGCTGAACGTAACTACGATGTCTTTACAAGAAAACCACGACAAAAACGTAAAGGTCTTTGGGCTAGAATGTAAAATGTGCGTTGCTTTATATCCAAAAGCAACTGTATGAAAAGCTAAAGGAGATTGCTTATGTGTGTAGGTAGACCAGCAAGGCCCAAGATACAGGGGCCAACAGCAGAAGAAAAAGCTGAAATGGAGCGTGCTAAAAAAGCAGAAAAAGATGCTCGTGAACAAAGAGAAGCAGAAGAACGTAGAAGGCGTGAAGAGGCAAGAGAGCGAGGCTTAGAAGCTACTGCCAAACAACAACGCCGTGGTTCTGGCGCAACATCTTTGCTTACAGGTGGCAGAGGTGGCATGGGTTATTTTGACGAGACTCTATAATGCATCAGCCAAAAATGATGTTGGAAAAGTATGAGCGTGCCAAAGAAAAACGCTTAAACTTTGAACCACTGTTTGATGAGTGCTATGAATATGCACTTCCTATGCGACAGGGATTTTATTACGAAGTTGCTGGTCAACGCCGTGATGATAAAATCTTTGATGAAACTGCTGTTGTAGGAACGCAAGAGTTTGCATCTCGTCTTCAATCTGGACTCGTTCCGAACTTTGCACGCTGGGCAGATTTTATTGCTGGGTCTGAAATACCAGATGAGCAAATAGATGAAGTCAACAATCAACTTGATGTGGTGACTAATTATGTTTTTGAAGTTCTGCAATCTTCTAACTTTGGGCAAGAGATACATGAATCGTTCATGGACTTGGCTGTTGGAACAGGTGTGTTGCTTGTTGAAGAAGGTGATGCGCTCAATCCAGTACGCTTTAACGCGATACCGCTTCCGTCTGTCGTGTTGGACACAGGTGCAGATGGCTCGATTGACCATGTGTTTAGAGAGAGGACTCTTAAGAACCGTTCGATTCCTGTTGCCTATGAGCGTGCTGAAGTTAGTGAGCGACTTGCAAAAGCTATTGCAACACAGCCAGAAGCTGAGTGTAAAATTCTGGAAGTCATTTGTAAGAATTATGAAAAGCGTAATGAAGAACGCTATGACTATTTTGTCATCGATACTGCCAACGAAGAAATAATTTATTACGAACAGTTTGTTGGTGCAGGCTCTAATCCTTTTATATGTTTTCGCTGGTCTAAAGCTAGTGGCGAAATTTATGGGCGTGGCCCTCTTGTCAACGCCCTTAGTGCAATTAAGACAACTAATTTAACAATCGAGCTTGTTCTTGAAAATGCACAGATGGCTATCTCAGGCATCTATCAGATGGATGATGATGGCGTTATGAACACAGATACAATAAATCTTGTGCCAGGAACGATCATCCCAAAGGCGATGGGTTCAATGGGATTGCAACCAATACGTGCTGCTGGTGACTTTAATGTTGCTAATCTTATTCTCAATGATATGCGCAACAATATAAAGAGAGCTTTGTATAATGATATGCTTGGCGATCCAAACAAAACACCAGCATCAGCCACTGAAGTTGCAGAACGCATGGCTGATTTATCAAGAAGAATTGGGTCTGCGTTTGGTAGATTACAGGCTGAGATGGTTCAACCAATACTGCAACGTGTCGTATATATTTTAAAGAAACAGGGCCGTATTGAATTACCAGTTATAAATGGCAGAGAAGTTAAAATTCGTTCTGTCTCGCCCCTTGCACAAGCGCAAGCTAATCAAGATATTACATCTATATCACGCTATTTGCAGTTGGTTGGCGGCACGTTTGGGCCAGAAATTCTAACCCTTCTTGTAAAGCCAGAAGATGTTGCTGTTCACCTTGCTGAAAAATTTGGCGTGCCTGATACATTAATTCGTGATAGCGTTGAGCGCGAAGAGCTTGGAAGAGCTGCACAACGATATCAAGAAGCACAGTCAAGAGGTGAAATGCCTGATGTCCAATCACTTAGGCCTTGATGGGTTTCCACGCCCAAAAGAAGAAGACGACAGAATATCACAGAACATAAACAGTTTGTTCCGCACACCTAATGGCAAAGCAGTGATGCAGTATCTACGCTCTATCACTATTGAAGCTGTAAGTGGCGCGAACATATCTGACGCTGAACTACGTCATTTAGAAGGGCAGCGTTATTTAGTGGGCCTCATAGAGAGGCGATTTAAACAAGCAGAAAAGGCAAAGAAATGAGCGAAGCAGATAATGTAGAAGTAGCGGCTGAAGCCACAGCCACAACTGAAGCACCTGTAGCTGAACGTCCAGAATGGCTACCAGAAAAATTTAATACACCAGAAGACCTTGCATCTTCTTATCAATCTCTTGAACAGAAACTTGGTGCTGGTCAAGAAGAAATGCGGCAGCAAATCATACAGGAGTTTGAAGCTGCTGCTTATGAAAACAGGCCAGCTACTGCTGGTGATTATCAGATACCAGAATCTGTCGACGCAGAAATGGCTGTTGATAATCCACTGTTCCAATGGTGGGCTGATCATGCATTTGAGAATGCGTACAGCCAAGAAGAGTTTGAATCTGGCATTGCGCAATATGCAGAGTTTATAAACTCACAAACACCTGACTTGGAACAAGAACGTGCTAATCTTGGTGACAATGCTGATGCACGTATTGAAGCTGTTGACTTGTGGGCAAATAAATTTTTTCCAGAAGAATATAGCGATGCTATCTTGCAGATTGGGCAAACGGCAAAAGGCATTGAAGCTCTTGAGTTTATTATGTCTAAAGTAGGTAATGCGCAAATGTCTGCTGATGCAGGCTTACCTACTGGAATGACAGAAGATAAACTGCGTTCTATGATGACTGACGAGCGTTACTGGAATCCAGCGAAAAGAGACCCAGCCTATGTCAAGGAAGTCCAAGCAGGCTTTTCCAAAGTCTTCAATTAACGCTTTCCATGAAGACGGTGATGTAAAGATAGTAAAGGCTACAATAGAGCATGCTGGCTACTTACAACATCGTCTTCGTGATACTGATATACGAGAGTGCATGATCCACGGCGCAACGCCGTGGCGTGCGCTTCACGTACCTTTATCAAGCAGACATGCAAAAACGTGGACAGGTTTATACAAAGATGAGCCTGTATGCATGTTTGGTGTTTATCCTTTTGAAAACACAGCCAATCTTTCATCTGGGCATATATGGTTATTGGGAACTAATGTATTAGATGAGAAGCCACGCATGTTTCTTACAACGTCAAAGTTAATGTCTGATTGGCTTTGCAATCAATATGATTGGGTAGAAAACCTTGTTCCTATTGAACATGAGCGTACAATTAGATGGCTTGATTGGTTAGGGTATTCTTTTTCAAATCAACCTACAGTCATAAATGGTTATCATTGTTTACGTTTTGTGCGTTGCCAACCAGAGATAGAAGTGAGATTTGATTAATACAGCCTGTTTCTAGCTGACGGCCCTGCGGGATAACCGATTGACGCGACGTAACGGACAACTGTGTTGTAAACGTAAACCTCTTTTGAAAGGACTGATAAAATGGCGAATACTATTGATGTCGCATTTATCAAGCAGTTCGAGTCAGAAGTTCACATGGCTTATCAGCGCATGGGTTCAAAGTTGCGTAACACTGTACGCACAGTTGGCAATGTTGCTGGTAGCACTGTTCGCTTCCAAAAAATCGGTACTGGTTCTGCTTCAACAAAGTCACGTAATGGTGACATTACCGCTATGGAACTCACCCACACACAGGTTGAGGCAACTATGGCTGACCATTATGCGGCTGAGTACATCGACAAGCTCGATGAACTGAAGACCAATATAGATGAACGTCAAGCTGTAGCGCAGTCTGCTGCTGCCGCTCTTGGTCGTAAGACTGACGAGATTCTTTATACTGCTATGGACGCAGGTGCTAACTCAACTCAAATACATGATACAAATGGTGCTATTGAAAAGGCTGATTTGTTGACTTTGTTTGAAACATTTGGCTCTGCAAATATTCCAGAAGATGGCGGTCGCTTCTTAGCTATGCATCCAAAGGGATATTCCGATCTGTTCTTGATTACAGAATTTGCATCAAGCGATTTTGTTGGTGAGCAGAATCTGCCATACGCAGGTGGCATGACCATGAAAGAGTTTCTTGGCTTCAAGATTTTCTCTACATCAGCAATTACTGCTGGTAAGAACATGGCTTACCATACATCTGCTGTCGGCTTGGGCATCAACTCAGATGTTCAAACTGAAATTAATTATGTGCCGCAAAAAGCTGCACACCTTGCAACTTCAATGATGTCAATGGGTGCTACTGTTATTGATGACAATGGTATCTATGAAGTCCTTGATAACAACACATAAGGAGTAGAGCATGGCTTATTCAGCTTCTGGCCTAACTAATATGGCTACTGGTGGCGGTCACAATCTGTGGTTCTACACCTCAACAGATGCGCTGACAGCAGTCCGTGTATCTGGCTACTTCAATGACGCATCTGACATGATGAATGTTGGCGACGTTGTTTTTGTCTATGATTCAGATGCTCCTACCATGGGCATATCTGTAGTGCTGTCTAATACAGGCGGCGTTGTCGATATTGCTGACGGTACTGCTCTGACAGTCTCAGACTCCGACTAAGGAAGTGGGGGGCTTCTGCCCCCCATAACCACATGAGTAGTGTAGCTAATTCAGATATTGATATTGCGTCTCGTGGCCTAATACTTATTGGCGCGAACCCTATTACTTCGTTTTCCGCAGACAGTACAGAAGCACTGGTTGCGGACAATATTTATGAAGACACTATACGTACAGCGTTGTGTACAACACGCTGGCGTTTTGCAACTAATCAAGCTGAACTAAATAGATTAACCAACACTCCTACTGGACGTTTTGATGCGGCATATCAAATACCAGCAGATAATCTTATGGTTCATGCCGTAACTATTGATGATCAATTGATTGCTTATACAATTTATGGTGATTTAATATTTTGCAATGAATCCAGCACTTCAACTTTAGTTATTGATTATACTTTTCGTGCTTTAGAAACAGACTTTCCAAGCTATTTTACATTAGCTGTTGAGTATACACTTGCCGCAAGTTTTGCATTAGCTATTGCTAGAGATGAGCAAATGGCTCAAATGATGGAACGCAAAGCACAATTACTTATGCAACAAGCAAAGACACTTGATGCACAACAACAGACAACGCGCAAGCTAACTACATCGAGGTTTATTACTGAAAGGAGAAGTTAATGGCACGCATTCGTGTACCCTTAAACAACTTTTCTTTTGGTGAAATCAGCCCTTCTTTAACATCAAGGACTGACTCGCAAGTCTATCAAAATGCTGCTGAAAAGGTAACTAACTTTTTTATACGCGCTGAAGGTGGTGTTATAAAAAGGCCCGGCTCGAAGTTTATCCATAAGTTTACAGATAGTTACAGCTCTGTCTTAACACAACAGATTAGGATAGAGCCATTCGTTTTTTCTGATGATGAGAAATATATTATCGCGTTTCGCAATGGCGAAATAGATTGCTTTTTTATAAATCCAACAACAGGTGCTGTGTCATTAAGCACAACTGTTACATTTAGCGAAATTACAAGCGCACGTATACCGCAGATTACATTTGCTCAGTCTGGCGATTTTATGTTTCTTTGCCATTCTGATTTCTTTCCTGTCATTTTAAAACGCACAGGTTTGAATACGTTTGTACGTCAACAGTATGCTTTTGAAACATCATTAGATGGTAACAAAACTTTTCAGCCATATTATAATTTTCAAAGTGCTGGTGTAACTATTACGCCATCTCATTCATCTGGGAATAGTCGAACATTTACAACAAGTGCTGATTACTTTGATAGTGCAATGGTTGGCACAAGATTATTAATTGGTGAAACAGAAGTTGTTATTACTGCATTTACTGATGCGCAGAATGTAACTGGCAACATTAAAGGTGCAATAAAAAAACAATTAGATATTGATGCCATTAAAACAAAGAAAGATGTTAATAAAATAGAGATTGCACATGCAAATCATGGTCTTGCAGTTGGCGCTCATGTATTTATTGCAGATGCTGGCGGTGTAGGCGGTATAACTGCTGCAAATATAAATGGTACAAGAACAATATCTCGTATTATTGATGAAAATAAATATGAGGTTACTGCTGGTGCTAGTGCTACTTTAGAAGATATTGGTGGTGGTTCTGTTACAATAGAATCAACAGCAGCTACAACAGAATGGTTTGAGCAATCATACTCTACATTTCGTGGTTTTCCATCTGCTATTACTTTTCACGAAAACCGTCTTTGGTTTGGCGGTACTAACAGTCAGCCTGATGGTATATGGAGTTCTAAAACAGCAGAGTATTTCAATTTTGATGTTGGCAAAGGTGAGGATACAGATGCTATTGATTTGGATGTAGCTGCTGGTGTAACAAACCGCATTCGCCATCTTGTATCAAACAGAGACTTGCAAGTGTTTGCATCGCAAGGCGAGTTCTTTTTGCCAAGCTCTACAACACAGCCATTAACGCCAGCTAATGCAAAAATATCTGCGCAGACTCCATTCGGCACTGGCTTTGTTAGGCCACAATCTATTGATGGTGCAACTTTGTTTGTGCAGTCAACTGGCACTGCTGTTAGAGAGTTTGTGTTCACGGACTCTGAAGGGGCCTACGTTGGCGCACAGGTATCTTTGCTATCTTCCCACCTAATAAGCAATCCTAAGCAACTAGCGGTGGTTAAAGGCTCGTTAAACAGGTCTGGTGCTTATGGGTTCTTTTTGAATGGTGATGGGAATATATCTGTATTCTACCATATTCGCAACGAAAAGAAGTTAGGTTGGATGAATTGGACAACCAACGGTACTTATATTTCTGTTGGGTCTACAGATAATAATTTATTTGCTGTTGTTGCGCGAGATGATGGTAGTGGGTCAACTGAGTTCTTTTTAGAACAGTTTGATACTGATTTTCAATTAGATTGCAGCAAAATTTATTCTGGTTCTAATGGTGAATTTAATGTTTCTGCTGTTTGGAAACATGGCGCACAACTTGATGTTGTTGATGGTACAGAATATTTAGGTAACTTTACTGTATCTGGTAGCCCACCCTTTCAAAAAATAGATGTGTCTTCTGTAGATTCTACTGCATCAAGTGTAGAAGCAGGGTATAAATTTACACCAGAATTAAAGACACTTCCTATTGACGCTGGTGTACAGGGTGGGCCTTTGACTGCAAGGCCACGTAGACTTTCGTTAGTTGATCTTGATCTTAACGACACATTATCTGTTTCTGTTAATGGAACTGATATGATTATTCGTAATGTAAACTTTGATCCTTCACTGCCTCGTGTTAAACAAACAGGCAAAGAAGAGTTTAGACCACTGGGTTTTAGCAAAGACCCACGAGTAACTATATCACAGTCAGCACCGTTGGATTTGCAAATCAACGGCATGGTTATAGAGGTGGCATTTTAATGGCTTTTGAAATTGCATTAATGGCGGCTGG